CGGAAAGGGGTGCTACGAATGCCTAGCTCTAATCCCGTGCTAGCGCGTCTCGCCGATGAGCGCACGCGCGTACATGAGTCGGTGGACGAACTGCTCGCGGCCGTGGAAGCGGAGGAACGCGACCCTTCCGACGCGGAGCGCGACCTACTTAAGCGCCAGAAGGCGCGGCTAGACGAACTGGAGCCGCAAATCGTCCAGCTAGTAGAGATGGAGGAACGCCGCAATTCGTCCCGCGACGCGCGCGCGCTCGTGCGCTCGCGCCACGAAACGACGGAGGAAGGCGGCGAGGAAGGCGACGGCGGCGGCGAAGGCGAGGGGGAAGGCGAAGGCGAAGGCGCGAGCTATCGCACGTTCGCGCAGTACGCGCGGGACGCGCTGCTCGTGCGCTTCCCGTTTATCGCCGCGACCGTCGAGCCCGGCGTCCGGCGACGCGCAGCCGAACGGCTTACGCGCGCCGTCGAGCCGGTTAAGACGGCCGACGTTCCCGGCCTAATCCGGCCGCAGTACGTGCAGGAAATCATTGCCGTAATCAATAAGACGCGGCCGATTGTCCAGCGCTCGCGGTCGCTTCCGCTGGCGAGCGGGAAAATCCAGTATCCGAAGGTAACGGCCGCGCCGACCGTCGCCGAACAGGTGACGGAAAAAACGGAAGTCGGCGTGGGGACCATGACGGTAACGATGGTGGAGGAAGTCGCTAAGACGTACCTAACGTCCGCGAATTTCTCGTGGCAGACGGTCCAGTGGTCCAACCCGGATGCGCTCGCGCTTTGGTTCGACCTCGCGGCAACCGACTACGCGAAAAAGACGGAAGCAGCCGCAGCCGCAGCGCTCGCGGCCGTGGATGCCACGCCGTCCGGTATCGGCGGCGTCGGCGCGGATTCGCTGGAGGACTGGGTTACGGCGATTACGGGCGCGGCGGGCGGGATTCTCGCCACGAGCGGCCGCTACGCCGACACGATCTATGCCGACGTGGCGAGCGGCTACGCGCTGCTCGGGCTCGTTTCGAATGCCGCGCCGACCTTCCTTGCGACGGGCGGCGGGGACCTCTCGGGCGGGCGCTATCCGTCCATCGGCGGGCTACAGCTAGTTATCTCGCCGCAGCTTCCGGCGACGACGGTAATCGTCGGCGATTCGTCCGCGCTTCTGACGGCCGAAACGGCAGGCGCGCCCGTCGAGCTACGGGCCGTCGAGCCGTCCATCGGCGGGCTGGAAATCGGGATCATCGGCGCATTCCTCGTGGAAATCACGGACGCTACGGCGTTCGCCGAACTGACGCCGGGCTAATGACGCGGCGCAGGGAACGCAGAGAGGAAGGCGCGGGCGGCGCACCGTCCGCGCCGTCCACTAGCTCCATGACGAAATCCGAACTGCTTACGGAAGCCGCCCGGCTCGGCGTGGTCGTGGATTCGACCGCGACGAAGGCGGACGTACAGGCGGCGATTGAGGCGGCGAAGGGTTAGCCGTGGCGGCGTATGCGACCGTGGACGAACTGGCGCAGGCGTTGCGCGTCGTCGTTACGGCGGGGAATACGCCGACGCTGGAGGCGTGCCTAGACGCGGCGGCCGCCGAGATAGACCACGCGATAGACCTACCCGTAGACGACGCGTTAGAAGGGGACGGGCTCGCGCTCGCAAATCGCGTGAACGTCCTGCGGGGCGTCGAGTGGTTTAAGTCAAACGATGCCGCGTTCGGCGTAATCGGTTACGACGGAACCGGGGCGCTAACTGCGCCGCGCGACGGGTTCAACCGGCACGCCTATACGCTCGCGCCGCTCCGGCGGCAATGGGGCGTAGCGTAGTGGCGACCATGGCGACGCAGGCTATGGCGCTAACCGACGTGCGGGCGCGAGCGGCCGAAGCGCTCGCGCCCGCAAGCGAGACGGACCCGGCGGTATTCGCGGACGTAGTGGACGCCGTGACGCCGCCCGCGCTTCTGCTCGTTTGGGGCGATCCATGGCTAACCGGGCGGGCGATCGGCGGCTATTTCGAAGCCGCGTTCGAAGTCCTGTGCATTGCCGGACGGCTGGAGCCGGGCGCGGGCGTCGCCACGCTGGAATCGCTCGTTACCTACGTCATTTCTCGCCTGCGTGCCGACGGCTACCCGTGGCCGCAGGCGTCGTCGCAAGCGCCGCGCATCTTCGATATTGGCGGCGTCCCATATCTCGGCGCGCGCGTCGCGTACGGCGTGCCGGTAGCTATCGAAACGGAGGCGTAAGAAATGCCTATCCCGGTCCCGCTCATTCTGGACGACGCCGGGCTAAAAATCGGCGACGGCGCAACGCCGACCGAAGCGCTGCGCGAGCTAGCCTGCGTCACGAACCACCTAGAGCTAACGCCGGACGTAGCGGTTACGACGCTCGACACGCTGTGCGGCTCCGTGGACTATCCGGGGACCGTCAAGTGGTCGCTAATCGCAACGCTCTATCAGTCGTTCGAAACCGACGCGACGGAGGACGTGCTATCCGAAGCCGTGGCGGCGGGCGTCCCGGTCGCGTTCGAAATCACGGCGTATAAGTCGCAGCCGGTCGGGCCGCAGAATCCGAAGTGGTCCGGCATGGTGATTCCGAAGCCGTACTCTCCGGTGAACGGCGACGCGGGCGACGCGTCCACGGTGGAACTGGAGTGGTCGCTAGTCGGCGAGCCCGAGAAGGCAGTAGCGCCGTGAGGTACGGAAGCGGCGCGTCCCTTTCCTCCATCCTCGCGGCGCGTGCGGCCGCCGCGAGCGGCGAGAAGGCGGACGCGCTCGCCGACCTCACGGCCGACGAACTGCGCGAGGAAGCCGCGAAGCGCGACCTTCCTACGTCCGGGACGAAGGCGGAACTAATCGCACGGCTAACGGGCGGCAATGCCTAAGGACGGGCGTATGGAGGTTCACGGCTTCCGCGAGCTAGCCGCCGGGACGCGGGCGCTGGCGGAGGACCTAGACGCGCTCGCGCGTACGGCGTTTCTCGGCGTCGCGCAGGAAGCGGCGGGGGACGTGGAAATGGTGGTCCCGCGCGATAGCGGGGCGCTCGCCGCGTCCGTAACCGCCGCGCTTAAGTCGGCACGATCGAAGAAAGAGGGAGCCCGCGTTTCCATGGGAAAAGGGCTCCCGTATGCGGGCTGGATTGAATTTGGCGGCTCGCGTGGACGGCCGCGCATTCCGTCCGGCCGGTATCTGTATCCGACTGCGCTAGGCGTGGTCCCGCAGCTAGAGGCGGCGGGCGACGACGCCGGGCGTAAAGCGATAGGGAGGATGCGATGGGCGCGACCGACGTAGCGAAGCTTCCGCTACCCCTGCCGGACTACGTAACCGTGCAGGCGGATAACGTGGACATTCGCTTTACGCCTAACGAAATGCGGCGGCTAAAGACGCAGACGGGCCGCACCATGACGGACCTAATGGGCGAAGGCGCAGACGAGCCGGACCGCTTGCAGGCGATGGTATGGCTAGAGCTAACCCGGCAGGGCCACGAACCGACGTGGGATCAGGCGGGGGACGTAGCGCTTCGGTTCGAAGTGGAGCCGCCGGACCCTTCGAACGGCGACAGTTAGAAAACGTGGCGGCATTCTGTCGCTTCTGGCGCATGACTCCGGCCGACGTGGAAGCGCTCCCGCCCGGTATGTGGCGGGCGATGGTGACGTACCAAAATAGGGAAATCCGCGCGGCGAACCGGGCCGCCCGACGGAGGAAATAAGCGTGGCGCGAAACCCGCAGATTGTCGTTGAATACATAGCGAATACCGGCAAGCTGGCCGCCGCGTCGAGCGACGTAGAGAAGCAGGGCTCGCGCATGGGCTCGACCGCTAAGAAAATCGGGCTGGCGATCGGAACCGGCTTCGCCGTGAAAAAGGCTGTGGATTTCGGGAAGGCGGCCGTAAACGCGGCGCAGGAATCCGAAGTAGCGACGGCGCGCCTGGAGAACGTCTTTAAGTCCATGGGCGACACGACCGGCGAAGCCGCGAAGTCCGCCGAAGATTTCGCTAGCGCGCTCTCGCGGAAAATCGGCGTGGATGACGAAGCGATTATGTCCGCGCAGACGCTGCTAGCCACGTTCGGGAAGGTTTCCGACGAAGCGGCGCGGCAGTCGGGCGTATTCGACCGGGCGACGACGGCCGCCGCCGACCTCGCGGCGGCTGGCTTCGGCTCCATGGAGGGGAACGCGAAGCAGCTAGGCAAGGCGCT